GCAATGGCTAAAATCTCTAAAATTAGGGACGAATCGGACAGCAATAACATATTAAATCAGGACATTCTAGGACAAGCAAAAAAAAACCTGCCAAATGTTGAAGGCATCGTTGGGGGGTCGGTTATAGGTAGCCCTACGCCTCGCATATTCACAAGCCCTGTAGCTGGTGCTACTTCTCGCGCACCTGAGGTGATTGCATTTGCAGAATCGATTGGGATCCACTTGATGCCTTGGCAAATCAATGCGCTGGGAGATATGTTACTGGAAAAGGATGGCCGCTGGGTCAGGAAGTTAATCCACCTATCCCTTCCCCGTCAGCAAGGCAAGACCGAATTGTGCAAGGTTATGATCTTGGCGCATCTTTACCTCTTTGGCACAAAGTCAATTGGAATGATGAGTGCCAACCGCGAAGGGTGTGCTCAAACCTTTAGGGAGATCCATTGGATTATTCAAGCCAATCCAGTGTTGATGGCCAAATGGGGCAAGACCTACCTCAGCAATGGAATGCAGAGAATGCAATTTAAAGACGGGGGTTCAATTGTCGTACTAGCTGCGACCGATGCTGCTCCGCGTGGCAGATCCATTGAGTTATTTGTTGTAGATGAATTGCTAAATGTAGATGAGGCCGCTTGGGCTGCTGCTAACTTCACAACTATTGCCAAGCCTAATGCGGTTGTGCTTACAGCTAGTAGTGCAGGGCATAAAGGCAGCACGGTATTGAATCAAATGCGAGATAAAGCCATTGCAGACAAAACACCATCATTGGGTTGGCTTGAATGGAGTGCCTTGCCAAGTCGCAAATTAAGCGACCGGAAAGGCTACATTGAAGCCCAGCCTGCATTGGGTCATACGGTTAGCCTCGAAACAATAGAGCACCAGATTGCAACACAGGATGAAAGCAAGAGCCGAAGTGAGTTATTAAATCAATTCATTGGGAACATTGCCAGCCCTTGGCCAACAGGTGCGTGGGAATCTTGCAAAGTTGAGAACCTGGTGTTTGAGCCTGGTGCATCCACATTTTTTGCCATTGATATATCCCCAAGCCGTAGGCACGCAGCATTGGTGGCAGGGCAATTAAATGGCGAGAAGGTTAAACTCAAATGCTTGCAAACTTGGAAAAGTGAAGCATCCATTGACGATCTCAAAGTGGCCAGTGATATCAATCTGCACATCCAGCGGTTTAGGCCAAAGATGCTGCTCTTTGATCGCTACACCACAGCCGGAGTTGCAGCACGGTTGGCACATACCGGTGTGCCAGTGATGGAGATATCCGGTCAACTCTTTGCCAGTGCTTGTGATGAGATGCTTGCAGCAATGAGTCACAACCGAATTGAACACGGGGATGAATACGAATTGAGCGAATCGGTGAACTCTTGCGCAATGCGAACCACAGATTCAGGGTGGCGAATTGTGCGCCGAAAATCAGCCGGTGAAGTAGCTGCTGCAATCGCTGCTGCAATGGTGATTTGGTATGCCAACAAGCCACAAGCAATTGCGGCCATATATGTCAACTAGACACGCCGGAGTGCATTAAATACTTTTTGCCCTATATTGACCTATAGTTCTGGTATGGGATTATTGTCTGCATTGCGTTTGGTTGATGCAGTAATCCCCGAAAGCAAACCAACAATCCAAGCACAATACGCGCCACCAGTAATGGAAGGCTATAGTCCTTATACTTATTTAAATCCTGCAGTATTTATATCACGCACCGAAGCACTGGCCGTTCCCAGTGTTGCGCGCTGCCACTCACTTATTACTGGTGTTGTTGGCAGTTTGCCTTTATGTCTATTCAAAAAAAGCACAGGGCAAGAATTAGAGGAACCACTTTGGTTGCAACAACCTGATTACAGGCAACCGCGTGCAGTTACAATTGCTGCAACGGTTTCAGATTTATTTATGCACGGTGTTGCTTATTGGGAAGTAACTCAGACTTTTGCCGATAGTGGCAGACCATCCGGATTTGCTTGGGTTTCATTTGATCGCGTAATACAAACACTAAATGCAACAAATACTTTGGTTATTGGTTACACGGTTGATGGTCAAGGTGGATTCCGACCACAAAACGGCTTGGGCAGCATTATTACATTCCAAGCACTTGATTCTTTAGGTGTATTAGGTCGCGGCGGTCGCACAATACGCGCAGCTCTGGATTTAGAAAAAGCAAGTGCAGTTGCAGCGAGCACCCCATTACCGTCTGGGTTCATCCAAAATACGGGTGCGGATTTGCCAGAGGAACAAATTACTGGACTACTTGGCGCGTGGAAGTTGGCAAGACAACAGAGAAGCACGGCCTACTTATCCAGCACACTCCGATTTGAGCCAACTAACTTTTCTCCTTCCGAAATGATGTACGACTCAGCAAAACAAACACTTGCAACGGAAATCAGTAGATTGTGCAACACACCAGCTTGGTATCTCAGCGCAGACCTTAACAATTCTTTAACTTATAGCAATGTGGTAGATGAAAGAAGGCAATTTGTAGATTACACATTGCGCCCATTTATTTCAGCAATTGAACAACGCTTATCAATGGATGATCTCACAGCGCGTGGCAATGAAGTGCGTTTTGAATTGGATGACACTTTTTTGCGATCAGATGCAATGACACGCTTAGCAGTAATTGAAAAAATGCTGGCACTTAATTTGATCACACTAGATCAAGCAAAAGAAATGGAAGACCTAACCCCGAATGGAGCAGGCAGTGGAACAACCCTTACACCTGACATTTAACACAACAGTTGAATCAAGCGATGCACAACGCAGAATTATTGCGGGCAAGATCGTGCCATTTGGTGAAATCGGCAACACAAGTGCCGGTCAAGTTGTATTTGAAAAAGGATCAATCAGTTACAACACTGGTGGCAAAATCAAACTTTTATTAGAGCACAATGCGAAAGATCCAATTGGAATGATGCAAAATGCAAGTGAGGATGCTTCAGGCATTTACGCATCTTTCAAAGTTGCACCAACAACCAAAGGCAATGATGCACTCATTGAAGCAACAGAGTTGCGCGATGGTTTAAGTGTTGGCGTAATTGTGGATGCAAGCGAACCACGCAACGGCATTTTATATGTTACAAAAGCAAGTCTGAAAGAAGTGAGTTTGGTACAGGCAGCAGCCTTTGAAAGCGCGGCCGTTCAATCGGTCGCAGCTAGTGAAGTCGAACCTGAACCAGTAGAGGAAACACAAACCCAACCAACCGAAAGTGAGGCCAGCGTGGAAAACGCTACCCCAGCACCCGAGGTAGAAGCCGCACAAACGGTGGAAGCCTCACAACCAAAATACACACCAATTGCACACACTTCACCCCGTAGCCCAATTTTAACGGGTGGTAATTATCTTGAGCACTCAATCCGCGCAAAACTTGGCAACGAGGATTCCCGTCAATGGGTTTTGGCAGCTGATGATTCATTCACAACAAACCCAGCATTTTCACCAGTGAGTTATGTTCGCGATGTTGCGCAAAATACAAACGCTGATCGCCCAGTTATTGAAGCGTGCGGTGGAACTCGCCCGCTTAATAGTTACGGGATGACCGTGAGTATTCCAAAGATCACTGCAAACTCAAATGCGCCAACAGTGGCAGAAGGCGGAGATGCAACAACATCAACCGCAATTACTTCTACTTATATCAACGCAACCGTTATTAAAAAAATGGGCTGGCAACGCTATTCGGTAGAATTGCTTGACCGCAGCGATCCCAGCTTTTATGAAATTATGCTCAAGAACCTCAGAGATGCGTATGCTCAAGCAACTGATGCTTATGTAATTGCACAAATTACTGCTGGTGGTACACAAGCAACTGCAACAGCTGCAGATTCAGCCGGTATTATTTCATTCGTATCAACTGAATCCCCTGCCGCTTATACCGCAACAAAGCGCACCGCAACGGCATTTACATCTGGAACATCTATCTGGAGCCTTCTAATGGGAGCAACAGATACAACAGGCCGCCCAATTTACAATGCGGGTAATCCTATGAATAATGCCGGATCTGCAATCCCAACAAGTGTTCGCGGAAATGTACTCGGCTTGGATTATTATGTTGATCCAAATATGGTTTCAACTTCAATTGATGAGTCTGCATTTATTATTGAGCCAAACTCAATTGAAATCTTTGAGAGCCCTGCTCTTACACTTGCCACAAATGTACCAACCACAGGTGAGATCGAATTGGCACTTTACGGCTACATTGCCGCAGGTGTCACATTCGCAGGCGGACTTCGCCGTTTCAATCTAACCTGATCTAAACCCTAGACCGGCCGCCCCTTGCCCCTAGTCCGGCAGGGGGTTGGCCTCTAAACTGAAAGGAGATACCAATGGCCGCCTCATTTATTACGATGCAAGAATTAAGGGATAACCTCGGAATTGGAACCCTTTACAGTAACGCAACCGTTGAAGAGTGTTGCCAAAGTGCTCAAGATATAATTGATTCTTATCTTTGGTACAACCAAGCACTTGTTTATTCAACGGCACTTAATAACAACATTGCGACAATTACAACAACACAGCCTCACGGATTTGTTACCGGCCAAAGCGTAACAATTACTAAATCAGACACAGCAACATTTAATGGCACTTACACAATAACGGGTTACACAGAGTTTACTTTTAACTATGCAAAAACTGCCAGCAATCAGATACCACATTTGGTTCGACCTTACGGGCTAGTTAAAGGGCCAAATCACAGCACTGCTTATGCCAGCGTTGCAGCAGTACGCGAAGCCTCAATGATGATTGCAGTGGACATTTGGCAGGCCAGACAGGCACCGTCTGGACAGGGTGCAAGCATTGATGGCTTTGTGCCCTCACCATTTAAAATGGGATCAACATTAATATCACGCTGCAAAGGGCTCC